CGTGATAGTTTTTTGTCGCTGTTCGCTGTGCGCCGGGAATGCTAATAAAATAATCTTTATTTTATTCAGTATTGCTTGACTTACGGCGTAGTTATGGTACAATACTCGAAATCAGGGTAATAGCGGAAAAGGTTGGTGGGCGGGAGTCGGTATTGGTCCGCTCCGGCTGACATCGAAGTGGCTCGCGTAAGGCCCCTCCCACCAACCGTCCCCGCCCAACCGCACACCGTGCGAAAACACAAGGAAAGATCGATGAACGGAATCATCATCTACAACGGTCCCAGCCAGTGGGATGACAAGCCAATAGTTGTCATAGTGACTGGGTTGTGGAACCGCTCCAACAATCCCAAGACCGGCGATATGTTGCAGTCTTGGATATTGATGCGAGACATCCATCCACATGAAGCAATAGTGTCAGGCTGTGATGAATCCATCTGCGGCCATTGTATCCATCGCAGAAACGAGGATGGTAAGCGGTCGTGCTATGTCTCAATGAACGCGCCGGGACAGATTTGGAAAGCCTTCCGAAGAGGCCGTTATCCGCAGGTATCGCCCGAGGAGGCCAGCGAACTGGTCGCTGGCAAGAAGATTCGCATAGGCGCGTACGGCGATCCTGCGATGGTCCCTGTCGAGGTGTGGAAACCGTTGATTCGACATGCGTCGATGACAACGGGCTATACCCACCAGTGGCGGGAGATGTCAAACGAATATTCAGATTTCTGTATGGCTTCCGTCGATACTGCGGAGGATGTTGCGCATGCCAAGGCTCTTGGCTACCGCACCTTTCGCTGTATTACTGCGGATGAATCGCTGCTAGATCAGGAGGTTCTCTGTCCTGCATCAGCGGAAGCCGGGAAACTAACTACATGCGATGAGTGTGGACTTTGCAGAGGGTCCATGTCTGATTGCAGCACATCCATCCCCACCATTGCCATTACCGTTCATGGTGTGGGAGCAGGACATTTCAAACCGCAGACTCTGCAAAAAAGGCACGGAAGCCCATGATCCGTTACAAATGGACGAACAAACTAGACCTACTTGACTCGTATCTGCAATCAGGAAATCTAGAGGTCGCTCGTAGGTTTGCGATGAAAATTCTAGATACAGATGGCGTGAACGAAATGTTGACTGGGGACGAAATTGAGTACCTGAAGGTAGTCATCGCCCTCAATAGTCTTAATGATTGGATGAAGGGCAAAACTAAGGAGATTTGATATGCCTACCAATGACGAAGTGGACCATAAAGGATCTGAGGCTGCGGAATTCGTAAACAGCCACAGGGGCCAATACATCATGAGCCAAGCGTTATACATCGCCATCGAGGTGATGAAGCAGGTTGATGGAGAGTTCCAAGAGCGTTCAAACATTAAGGACATGGAATACCTTCGGGATAATCTATGGCCTATGTACACCGAGATTCAGGCAATGGGCTTGAATAATCTCACAACCCCCGAGACCGCACAGTGTGCGGAAGGAGACTCAGATAATGGGTAGCAGCAACAAGAACGGCGGAATCTATTGCAGAATCACGCCCGAACAGGACCGTGACATCCGCCTCATTCAGGCGCGCACCGCGAAGGCCATCACCGACTTGGGCCTCCCAGCAGCACGCCCCTCCCTCGTAGATGTACTCAGCGATCTCGTCGCTAGGGGCATCAAGCAGTACAAGAAGGACTCTGACCGAGTCTGCTAAATCCTATGGCTGGGCGGGCCGCGCATGCCCATGAAATCACGCGGAATTAAGGAGAATTGTACCAATGCAACTTCCAGTAGCACCGACACCCTTCGACCCAAAGGCTTGGGGAGAACGGGTAGACATCGGAACGATTGCCAAGACAAGGATTCCTGTTCAGGGTCCAAGCACTTGGCGACCGCTTCCACACGAAACCTTCGTGACAATGATCGAGCAGGCCTTTGATCGTCATGGATTCATGATCTCTGACCCTGTCCATTATCGTGCTGGTTCTCGCAAGAACGAGAAGATTAAGGACCAGTCGGAGCATGGTCGCTTCCTCTCCATGTATGGCATCGCACACCCCGGTTTGCCGGAGATGGGCGGGCTGACTTGGGAAGCGGGGTTCATCAACTCCTACGACATGTCCCTCGCTGCCCGTGGCGGCCTTGGTCGCCGCCTTGCCATCTGTAGCAACGGCCTGTTCATGGGGTCCACTGCGGAGTTCAAGCGCAAGCACACCGTTGGGATTGATCGAGAGCGCGAGGGACTGTTCCAGAGCGTGTTCGATCTGGTTGACAACATGGTGGACGGGCTTGTCCCGCAGGCTACGAACGAGATCACTCGCATCGAGCAGTGGAAGAACACCGAGTGCGGTGACTCTGATGCTCGCTGGGTCATCCTTGAGGCCGCTAAGCGTGGAGTTATTGGCGCAGCGGCCACGATGCGTGTCCTTAAGCACTGGGAAGACCCGGAGCATCCCGAGTTCAAGGACCGGAATGTCTGGTCACTAGAGAACGCCTTCACCAGCAACGACCGGGGTCAGTCCCTGTTGACCCAGTCTGATCGGTTCGGTAGACTGGATGGCGTCTTCGATGATCGGTTTGAGTTCGCACAGTGTGCGGATTCTGAGGATTCTGAGGATTTCGTAGCAGCAGATTTTTGATCGGACTCCCTGCCGTAGGCCCCCCCCCGCTTATTACTATTAACTCTAGAGATTGAGGTTCTAGTGGGCTTGGGGCCTGCGGCTTTTTAAGGTGGAATCATGGCTATTTCCCAACGAAACAATTCGTGGCAAGTATCGGTGTCCTTCCGAGGGCAGAGAGTGCGCCGATCCTTCAAGAACCACGACGATGCCCGCCGGTTTGAGGCTGAGTCGCTGGCTGTACTCATCTCTGGGAAGGGCGAGGAGGCCAGCGAGTCTGTAATCTCTCCAGATGGAACTCCTACTACATTTGGAGGGCTTGCAGACCGTGTATGGAAACTGGAATGGTCTTCTCAGAAGGCCGCCAACCATACTCGCGGACGGCTCAAGGATGTTCGCTCCTACTTTGGGGAGGGTACTCAGGTTACTGAGATCACGCCCTATTTACTGGAGTCGTACATCTTTCATCTCCAGAGCCTTGGAAACGGCCCCGCAACGATCAACAGAAAACTCGCAATAGTCAGTAAGATAATGAATTATGCCCACCGGCATGGCATTATCAAGACGAAGCCCACGGCCCCTCTCCAGAGAGAGCCTAGAGGTCGAATACGGTACTACTCAGACGAGGAGGAGGCCGCAATAATCGCTGCTTCGGAGGGGTGTCTCAGAGACTTCTTCGTTACCCTTATTGATACAGGAATGCGGAAGGGCGAGGCTCTTAGTTTTGAGTGGAAGGATGTGAATTGGGAAAGTCAGGAGATCACTCTCGCTGATCCCGATAAGATCAAGGCATCCCTCCCAAGAACGATCCCCATGACCCGCAGAGTGTGCGGTTTGTTGGAGAAGAGACGCGAACTAATCGCTGCCAAGCCTTTTGACTATACTGGAAACCAGATGGATCACATGGTCCGTGATTTTAAGAGGGATTCTGGATACGAAGGAAATACCGAAGCGTTATTTCACACCTGCCGACATACTTTCTGCTCGCGGCTCCTACAGAGGGGCGTCCCAATCACTACTGTGAAGGAATTGGCAGGCCATAGAGACATCAAAACCACCCTGAGATACGCCCACCTAGCGCCTAGTAATTATCGAAGCGCCATCAGCCGGTTAGAGACAGATGCCAGATAAAAATAACCAATCCAACCTAGAAGAAGAGATGGTGAACCTTGGCCGTGATCGGTACTACCACAAGGTAAAGCGGGCTAAGGAGACATCGCTGGAATCCACGACCTCTGTGGGGCAGTTCCTCCTCGCTGAATCCATCACCAAACTAGATGAGGCCTTGGTCCATTGGCTGGCATCGGCTGCTGCGGCTCCCGGCAGACGGCATCGTGCGTACCCGTTCCTCAATCAACTGCCCACCAATGTTGTTGCCGGGCTAACTTCTCGCTGCATCCTTGATTGCATCTCTATTGAGAGAAAGATCACCAGCACCGCAACCACCCTTGGTCGGCTGTTAGAGGATGAGTTGAAGTTTCGGTCGCTACGGGACGAGGAGCCTGCGCTGTGGAACCAGATCAATAGAGTCCTTGATCGCTACAAGTCTCAGAAGACTAAGTCCAAGTTCATCAATAACACCGCCAAATACCACAAGATTGTGCTGCCGCAGTGGGATCGGAAGGATGCCGCCTCAGTTGGTCTAACCTGTATTGAGTTGATGCGCCAGTCTACTGGGATTATTGATATCAAAACCCGTACAGACACGCATGGGAAGTCTTACACAATCATCTGCCCTACCGATGATTTGATGAGGTGGATTAAGAACACTCACGAATACAATGAAAATCTCAGTCCTGTGTGGCTTCCTATGGTTGAGCGGCCTATTGATTGGAATAACCCCCTCCTTGGAGGATACCAATCGACTTCCTTCCGCCGCCGACCGATCATCAAGACCCACGATCAGGCATACCTAGAAGAACTTTGCCACACTGAAATACCAGAAGTCTACACGGCGATCAACGCACTTCAGAGAACTCCCTACACTGTTGATGGGGAATTCCTTTCGGTGCTTAAGCACTGCTGGGATAAGGGCTTAGTTATCGGAGGGCTTCCGTCTCTAGTAGACGAGTTGATCCCTAACAAGCCTGAAGACATAGGGACCAACAAGGAATCCAGAAGAGCGTGGAGAAAAACCGCAGCACGAACTCATTTTGAGAATGAGCGACAGAAATCCAAGCGACTTCAGGTTATGAAGGTCTTGAATCTGTCTGACAAGTTCATTAATGACACAATTTACTTCCCCCACAACATGGATTTTCGTGGGAGAACCTACCCCATTCCATACTTCCTACAGCCGCAAGGCCCGCCGTGGTCCAAGTGTGTCCTACGGTTTGCCCGTGGTGTCCCAATGACTGAGGAAGGGGTTATGTGGCTGTATATCAATGCTGCCAACAAGTGGGGGATGGATAAGGAGTCGTTTAAGGATCGAGTGAAGTGGACCGAAGGGAATATGGAGTTAGTAAGAAGAATTGGAGACTCTGCGGTTTCGGATATGACTTGGGCTGACGCGGATGATCCGTGGGGGTTCCTCGCTTCCTGTATGGAGATCGCTAGATTCCACAACGCTGGCTCCAAGTACGCTACGACTCTCCCTGTGTCTATGGACGCCACGACTCAGGGATTGCAGATTTACGCGATGCTACTCAGAGACCCGGTCGCTGCTCTTGCGACGAATGTGCTTCCAACAGATATCCCATCTGATGCCTACCAAAATGTCGCAGATATCGCTAGACGGAAACTTTATGAGGATGGACATGAATATGGAACGAAGTGGCTGGAGTTTGGGATAACCCGGAAAGCCACTAAGCGACAGACCATGACGGTCTGCTACTCCTCCACCTTCTACTCCTGTCGCTCCTACACGACAGAGTGGTTCTACGATGAATTGAAGGCGGGCGTGGAGAATCCCTTTGGGGAAGAGACATACCGACCATGTAATTACCTGAGTGAAATCATATGGGAGTCGATTGGAGAGGTTGTTGCTTCTGCCCGCGTGGGTATGGAGTGGATTAAGGAGTGTGGTAAACTGCTCCTAGAGCATGGGGTGACCCCCCGCTGGACCACGCCTCTGGGCTTCCCTGTTAAGATGAGATATGAGAATACCAACAAGTATACCATTAAGACCTTGGTTTCTGGTGTTCTCAGGCAGCACCGCCTCAGAATTCCCAACGGAGATCCTAACTTCAGGAAGACAATTAACGCCATCTGTCCCAACTACATCCACAGCCTTGACGGATTAGGCGGACTATTGGGGTCAACCATTCTCAAGGCCTTGGAGGCGGGAATCCCCGACATCATGGCGGTCCATGATTCGACATCGATTCACGCCCCGAATGTGGGCTTTATGCACGACTGCGTTCGGGAGGCTACTGTGGAGATGTTCAGCAGGAACCTTTTGGAAATTTTCGCGTTTGAACTGCAAACCTACTTGCCAGTTGGGGTGGATTTGCCTACCCTGCCTCGTCAGGGGGACATGGATATCAATGAGGTTTTGCGGTCTAAGTACTACTGGAATTAAAGGAACCAAATATGCGTCGTAAGAAGAACATCAGAATCACAACTCCTGTGGGCGTTGCCCAGTGGCCCCGACTAAATGAGCCGGACACTAAGTTCAACAAGGATGGGACATATTCCGTCAGTCTTCGGTTGAGCAAGGAAGATGCGGAGCCTATCCAAGACACCATCCGTAGGGTGATGTCTAATCACATGGATGCCATCAAAAAGGACAGCCCTAAGAAGAAGATCAAGGCTGCTCCGATTCCAATCAAGGATGTGATGGATCAGGATGACAACCCGACAGGAGAGGTTGAGATTCGATTCAAGATGAATGCCGTTGGAATCAATGGCGGTGATCGTTGGGAGCAGCGTCCGGCTCTGTTTGATTCATCGGGCAAGCCCCTGACGGAAAGCATTGGTGGTGGTTCCAAGATCAAGGTAGGTGCGGAAGTTGTTCCGTATTTCACTGCGATGGCTGGCGCTGGCGTCACCCTGAGATTGAAGGCCGTTCAGGTGATTGAACTCATCGAATACAACAAGGGTGATTCCTTTGATTCGTGGGAATTCTCGCAAGAAGAAGGATTTGTAACCAGTGGCGAGAGGGAAGCGGCTACCGCATCAGCCGGAGCGGACGAGGAAGACGGATTCGATTTCTGAGGCTTTGATTGAGAAGCATGGCTCCTGTTGGACCATGTTTCTTCCAGTAGACCCGGTCCCGGCCTCGCGGCCACGGTTTGCGAGGTCGGGATGGGTTTACTATGGGAAGAAGTACACAGAATTCCGCAAGACATCTGCGGAAATCCTTGGAGTTTGTGACTTTCCAGCAGAGTTCCCGCTGAGCGGGCCTCTCGCTGTTTCTGCTGCGTTCACTATTGCTAGTCCTAAGAAAACTAAACGGCTTGCCCCTAGAGGAGATATCGACAACTACTTCAAGACGCTGGATGTATTGAACGAGATTGTGTGGCTGGATGATGACCAACTGGTCTGGGCCAGCATGTCAAAACGGTACGGAGACTCTCCGGGTATACGATTGGAGATAATGGAACTTGAACGAATTCCTACGGCACGAACCCTGCCCGAATTGTGGGTCAAGGGATAATCTTGCCAGATACAACGACGGTCACGCCTACTGCTTTGGGTGTGAATATTACGAACGAGCCGATGGCTCAGCAGACATAAAGGAGACTCGCAAAATGTCTGGTTTAATCGAATACGATGTGGTTCCTCTGGCACGCAGAGGAATCGACGAAGAAACCTGTAAGAAGTGGCGCTACGGTGTCGGGATGTACAACGGTCGCCCGGTTCAAGTAGCCAACTACTTCGACCCGACTGGAAACCCTATAGCGCAGAAACTGCGGTTTCAGGACAAGACTTTCGCGTGGCTGGGCGACCCCTCTAAGGTGGGGCTGTATGGCTCACATCTCTGGAGAGATTCAGGGAAGATGGTCACGATCACTGAGGGCGAAGTGGATGCTCTCTCCGTATCTCAGGTGTTTAACCTTAAGTGGCCGGTGGTCTCGATCCCTAATGGGGCCAAATCTGCGGCGAAGGTGATTGCCAAGAACCTTGACTGGCTGGAGTCGTTTGAAACTGTGGTCCTGTGCTTTGATCAGGATCAGCAGGGTCGAGACGCCGCCATCGCTTCTGCACAGCAACTGTCCCCCGGCAAGGTCAAGATTGTCACCAGCCTTCCTGAGAAGGACGCTAACGACTGTCTGGTGCAGGGGCAGGCCAAGGAGTTGATTGACGCAGTCTACGGAGCGAAGTCCTACCGACCTGACGGGGTCATCCCCGGAGAAGAGGTCTGGGACTTAATCACCAACTCAAAGCGGAAGCCCTCTGTGCCGTATCCGTGGCCCTCCCTGAACAGTAAGTTGTATGGAATGCGAGGCGGAGAACTGGTCACACTCACTGCTGGTACTGGTATTGGCAAGAGCAGCGTAGCCAGAGAACTGGCTCTCTACCTACTGAAGAATAACCGGAAGGTAGGGTATATCGCTCTTGAGGAGAGTGTTCAGAAGACCGCAGAGCATCTCATGGCCCTGTGGCTTGGCTCTCCAATTCACCACTGGGATATTGATGGGGTGACTCAGGATCGCAAGAAAGCCTCCTTCGACGCTACTGCTGGTTCTGGAAATCTGGTTCTCTACGATCACTGGGGGTCTATTGATCCGGCTAACCTCCTGAACCGGGTCCGGTATATGGCTAGAGCAATGGAATGTGAATTCATCTTTCTTGACCACCTCTCGATTGTGGTGAGCGCCTTAGAGGCCGGAGATGAGCGGCGGATGATTGACAACACCATGACTCGATTGCGGTCATTGGTGGAAGAGACAGACGCCCACCTTGTTCTGGTGTCCCACCTTCGTCGGCCTGATGGGGGCCGCTCCCATGAGGAGGGGGGCGTTACCAGTCTAGCGCAACTACGAGGTAGCCACGCTATTGCTCAACTGAGCGATGCCGTCATTGGCTGCGAAAGAGATCAGCAGGACGAAGGATCTAACCGCCTACTCACCCTCCGGGTTCTGAAAAATCGCTATGCTGGTGAGACAGGTGTCACAACAACCCTTGAATACGACGGCGAGACAGGAAGATTAAATGAATGGGTCGCACCAGAAATCATTGACCTCCCCGGAGTTGGGGCGTAGTTACTCTGCACACCCTCCTTGGGGCAAAGGCCTTCTTCTACAGAGGGATTTGAAGAATCCCTGCCCCTTGGAGTACAGGGGTCGGCCTGTTTCGTGGAGAAAAATTGCTGAATGGCTTTCCGATGAGGAGGGCTGTAGAGTGACATGGCAGACAACTAGAAACAGTTTCAGAAGAACACTGGCTAGAATTAAGGACAAATTGGCTGACGATCCCTACATCAGGGAGTGGCTAGAGGATCAAAATATCGATCCAGAAGGACAGACCAATGCACATCGAAATATTTGATATTGAAACGAATGGGATCAAGGATTTTAAAACACTCCTTGGCTTGAAAACTATTCACTGTATCGGGATGGCTAGTCCTGATGGAGAACCGGAACTAGTTCCAGTAGAGGAGGCTCTGGAGAGGCTGCGGCTTGCTGACATCATTGTTGGACACAACATCCAAGACTTTGATGTTCGGGCCATACAGCGTCTGCACCCTGACTGGAACACCGACGCCGTCATTCGGGACACTCTGATTATGTGCCGGATGCTCTGGCCTGACATCCAGAACGAGGATTGGCAAACTCCAGAGTTCCCCAAGAACCTCGTTGGACGCCAGTCCCTCAAGGCTTGGGGCGTTCGCCTTGGTATTCATAAAGGTGAGTTCGCACAGTGTGCGGATTGGGATGAGTATACAGACGAAATGGGTGAGTATTGCTTGCAGGATGTACGGGTTACTCAGGCTCTGTGGAATCGAATCAAAAAGGAGAACCCTCCCGCCCGCCCTACCGTGCTGGAACACGAATTCGCGGCCATCGTCTCACAACAAGAGAGAAACGGATTCGGTTTCGACATAAACGCGGCTAAGGAGTTGCATTCTTCCTTACTACATGAAAAGGATCAACTTAAGAAGAGATTGCAGGGCCAATTCCCTTCCCAGATTATTCCAATGAAAACTCCGGCGTATTATGAAGACCCAATAACTAAGAAGCGGTATACCCGCAAGAGTGATGCGCCCATGAACATCCGTAAGGCCCTGCTGAACGGAGAGTTAAGGGTCAAGGAGGTTCCATTTAATCCGGGGTCTCGTATGCAGATCGCTGACGGCCTTATCAAGAAACACGGATGGAATCCGACTGAATTTACTGGGGAGGGGCGGGCTAGAGTCGATGAGTCCATCCTTAGGGAACTTGAATATCCCGAAGCAACCGATTTGATCCTATATCTGACAATTGCTAAGCGTCTAGGACAGATTGCAGACGGTAGAGAGTCGTGGCTAAAGGTAGAGAAGGACGGCAGAATCTATGGCCGTGTAAATCCCTGCGGTGCGGTTACTTCTAGGTGTACCCATAGCCGCCCCAACATGGCCCAAGTTCCTCGCGTTGGCGCTCCGTGGGGCAAGGAATGTCGGAGCCTGTTTGTGGCTCCAGAGGGCTGCGTCCTCGTTGGGGTGGATGCTAGTGGGCTGGAACTTCGCTGCCTTGCGCACTACACCTACTCCCTTGATGGCGGACACTACGCCAAGGAGATACTGCACGGCGACATCCACACCTCCAATCAGAGGGCTGCCGGTCTCCCAGATCGAGACTCCGCCAAGACCTTCATCTACGCCCTTTGCTATGGTGCTGGAGACGCTAAGATTGGCTCCATCGTCGGTGGAGGCGTGGATGAGGGCCGAAAAATCAAGCGAGAATTTTTCAGAAAAATATCTTCTCTGAAGAGAATACAAGATGGTGTCAAGAATAGACTAAAGCAGCAGGACCACCTTGTTGGGATTGATGGTCGCAAATTAAAAATAAGATCGCCGCATAGCGCGTTGAA